AGTACCCAATAAAGTAGACTATGAATCTGGACCAAATTGGGGTACAATAAAATGAGGATAAATTATGGCATACTTGAATGTAAACATACCACCGACTTACGCACAAATAAAAAGGGAGTATCTTTATGATCTTAAAAAACATAGGGGAGAAGTTGAAGACTGCATTATCTTTGGTCTTAGCGCTCTTACAGGTAGGGCTATATTATTTCATGCTATTATGGAAAACGGTGCAATATTTTATCGCTTACCAATTAGCGCGTTTATTCAAAAGGGATTTGACATCGATAGAGTGCCCAGAAGAAGACTTGATGAACTACAGCTCTGGAATTGTTTTTCTTATTATCCTTCTGTTCATCGTTGGGATATACTAGATGGACAAGCAGGAAAATACATAGGAAAAGACAAGAAATGGCACGCTGGTAAATATTTATTTACTGTTGACTTTGCGCATCCAGAGTCTAATATACTTGACACTGATCATTCAGAGATCCCGCACGAGCATAAGTGCGCTCACATTATTGCTCTCGATGATGGCAATTTTGCAGCACAACCTAACAATAGGTGCATATGGGATATACCTTCTTTTACAGTGAAAGATACAATCCCAGATTGGAAAGTGCAGACTTCTGAATGGAATGTTGAAGATAGCAGAGCTTGGCGTACAGAGGACACAGACAAGTTCTTCTATGAAATTGAGGAGAAAAAAAATGATTAGTAAAATAAAAAACAAAGCTATGCATTACTGGTCTGACCACAAGATTGAATGTCTTGTAGTTGTTGCACTAGTTGTAGCTTACATATTAAAGTAATGACTATGGAGATTGCCAGGATGAATTACTACTTTACAGGTTTACTGATTGTAATGTTAACTATCCTGGCTTTCTGCGGAGGCCCACATGTCCAATAAACCACTCAACATCTCGGAAGAGGCAGCTGTGCAAATGCCTATGAAAACGGTTGCCAGCCTGATTATAATCGTGGCACTCGGAACCATGGGCTATTTTCAGATTATAGAACGTCTTAACGTTGCAGATACTCGTATACAAATAATGGAGAAAGATCTTGAAGAGAATACAGAGTTTAGAATTAAATGGCCACGTGGACAACTAGGATCATTGCCCGCTGATTCTGAGCAATTCATGATGATTGAGGATTTGTACAAGACCACGGATAAGATTAATAAACACGTAGAAGATATGGCATTGAACAAAGTAAACATACAATTTTTAAGAACACAGATGGATAAAGTTTTAGCTGACATTGAAAAATTAAAAGATGCTAATCGTGAGATTGGTTATAAGAATGGGAGCTACAATGATTGAAAGTGTGGTGGCCCTCCTGATGTTTGTAAACGCAGAAATTAAAGAGGCACGTTTGCAAGAAAACATGGCCGGGTGCCTTCGAGGCAAGCGCCATGCTGAGAGACAATTTAGTGAATCAGTAACCTACAAATGCTGGAAGGGTTCTGCAGAATTAGAGGATAATATTGATGGCTCAAAGTCAATCAAGAAACTCATCATCGAATAAAGTAGCAAAGCATCTAAGAGATAGACGTTACCGTCAGATTGTGATAAGAAATAAGAAAGCTTATAACAGGAAGAAACATGAAGATTACAGCAGAGATAGTTAACGGTAAATGTCCAACATGTGAAGAGTTTACAATGTTAGTTGGATTAACACCTACAGTTTATAGATGTATGAATTGTGGCACAGACCTAGAGCAACATGTAAATGGTAAAATAAGTTACCTGCCACACATCACGAGATCTGATGATGGACAACCGTTTGTAAGAGAATGGAAAGATGGCGAGAAAATTTAAAGCGTTTATAGAAAGAGACAAGCCAAAGAAAAGAGGCGCACGTCAACACAAGAAAAATAAAAATAAACACGAGAAAAGACAGAAAAAACAAACACGATATAAGGGCCAAGGAAAGGGTTGACATCAATCCCAATAAATCCTACATTGTAGGTATGAAAGAAAAAATAATAACTATAAAAGTAAATGGTGCCAGTC